ATCTTAGTGGTAATTGGCGCTCTTTGGAAGTGTTTTAATCCGTTAGGTGCATCAGTTTTGATAAAGAATGCGTCAGTGTCAGTTAAGAAGTTATTAACTACGTAACCTTCTGGAATCATTCCCATGCTACCTACAGCGTTGATATCGTTATCAGAAGTACCAACTCTTTGACCAGATTTCATCAGTCTTTCAGCAGTGAACTGAAGGTTTACTGGAATAATTAATTTTCTGCCGTTAAGAGCGATTTTTAATCCTCTATCGTCAGTTAATCCAGCAATGTCAATCAGTGCTTGCTCTAAAGATGTTTCATTTAGGTCAGCAGCAGTTGATAACTCGTTTTTGATGTTTCCGCCAGTTGTTGGATGCGCGTCAGAACATAGTTCTACACCGTCTCCACCAGTGAAAGATGAATCAAACGCATTGTTTAATACGTTAGCTGCTTTCACTTGTTTAGCGTTTGCCATTGAACGAGCTAATGCTTTTGTGTAACGAGAACTGATTGTGTCATAAAGATTGTCCTCTACAGCTTCCTCAGTGATCGCAAAAGCAAGAGCTATAGTTTCGTGAGTGTATCTCGCAGTGAAAGACTCAGTAGCATTGTCGTAATTTACGCCAGTGCCTTCTGGTTTTACTTGCGCTGTACCGAAACCGGATAGCATTACTTCTTCTTCGAAAGCACGATCAGAAGTTTCTGTATCGAAAATCTCTTCGTGCTGGTTTTCGTATCTGGCATATTCCAAACCGAACAAAGCGTTTAGGCCCGGTTCAAGCTCTTTTACCAGTTGTGATCTAGAAATTGGCATTAAACCCTCCTATTATATCGCAGTAGTTAGTAACCAAGTATGCTCACCAACGTTAGCTACTACGTACGCGTTAGCGTTTGCAGAACTAGTATCGCTGTTGTCTGGATCCTTGGAGATACCAACTTGTTTGAATTGTCCAGAAGTTGTGCTGGTAGAAGTGTCTAACTCTTGTGTAGATCTACCAGACTTGGTGCTTCCACCAGTTCCTACTAAATCAAATCCACTAAAGTTCATAGCTGCTGTGCCAGTACCATCATGTTGGACTTCGAAGACGATTCTTGGATCGTCGTATACGTAAGCCACTATATCAGCAGCAGCAATGCTGCCCGGATAATAGTTACTAAAAGTTGGCTTACTTGTAGTCGGGTCTGTATAGAAACATCCACCGAAAATACCTAGAACTACTTCGCCAGCAGCGCATGACTCAATGCCACCTGCTGCAACAGCTTTAACAGCTTGCCCATGATAGAGAGCTGTTCCGTAGTTGTTAGCTATCGCGTATTCGTTTGTTCTAATCAGACCGCCTGTAAGATGCCTAACGGGTCTGAACCCGAAAGCTGCGTCTTTATTTGCCATCGTTATGTCCTTTTTTAAAGGGTTAAAATTTTAATTCGATGGACAAAGAGCTAAAAAATTAGTTCTTCTTGTTACCACCGAAGGTTACACGAGATTGCCTGTCTGGTTTAGAGACTGGCATACTGGGATGTTGCTCCTTTAGTAAATCATTCGCGACGGCTTCTTCTTTATCCAGAACTTGCTGTTTAAAGTAGTCCTCTCGCTCCTTAACGATTTCTACCGGAATCTTCGCCAGTAATAAACCACCAACGCCTATAACACCTTGGTATTTCCCTTCCTGTATTGTCGGATACTGACCATCGGCATCGGCTCTTACGAGTTCGAAGCCTTCTCTTAATCGAGCATTCAAATTTTTATTATCTGATTGCCCTAAAGTTTCAGCGCGTATCCACCTATATTTGTACCCATCGGGTGCAGGAGGTGCGTCTAGGGATGACGGGGGTGCCCATGGTTTCCTACGAGTCGTTTTCTCGCGGGATTGAGCAGCGCGTGGAGTTTTATTTTCGTCTATTTTATTCATATGCCTACTCCTTCACGTATTTCGCATATTCTTCAAGTGGCACACCTAATTTTTTAGCAATTGCTACTTGTGATGGTGTGAGCCTCACTGTTTTGCGTCCGGTTCTTGCGGTCCTGTTAGCAGAGGCAACTGTTTGGACGGGTTGTTTGCCCCCTTGGACTTCTCCCCCATCGTTAAACTTTTGGGGAAACTCTTGTCTGAGCCTTCTGTCAATCTCTTCGTAGTATTCATCAGAAGATGGATTGTATCCTTCTTCTTCCACAAGTTTTTTGTGGATACCAAACGAAGCGTATGTCATGGCTTCATCTTTACCAAACCACTCGTTTTTTTCAGCCCAAGCTTCTGCTTTAGGGTCTGGTTTTGGCGGTGGTGGTTGTTGTACATTACTTTGTACAGGTTGTTGTACTGTCTGTCCAGCATTTTCTTGCGATTTTTCGTATAATTTTCTCTGTTCTTCCGTAGCTTTTATACGCTCCTCTTCAATAGCTAGTCTTGCTAATTCTTGATTTGCTTTTACTTGCGCCTCAACATCATTAGTTTTTACCGCTAATTTAAGGTTATTTTTAGCTGCTTCTAATTCAGATTTTACACGACTAGAAAATTCATTTACATAACCATCATCTAGTTTTGTAAATTTTGTCTGTAAATCATCGCGTTCTTTTTTTATCTGTTCTGCAAAGCTAAGAGCTTCTTTTTCTCTTCTCTCTGCTTCACGAATTTTATAGGTTAATCTGTCAATACGTTTTTTGACACCTTCACTATATTCTTCGCGTTCGTCTTTTTTTTCTTTAGGTGACTCTTCTTTTGTTTCAACCTTTGGTTGTTCGGTCTCTACTTCCTTAGTGTCATCTTCTTTAAGTTCAACATCAACAGCGTTTCCAGATGTATCTAGATCAACCATCAAGTTATCTTCTTTTAATGCTTCTTGTGCTTCGGGCATGGGTTACTCCATGTTAGTGTGTTACGGGCGACAATATACTTTCCGGGTCTGCTACAACTCCTAGAATTTCATCATCGTTCAATAAGCGCAGTTCACCGCCTTCAATATTAAGACGTGAGCCAGCGTATCGGGCAAAGATTACCCAATCATTTTTCTTGCACCATGGGCCATGTGGAAAACGACTTTCATCGTTGTATGCGTCTGGTCCTACCTTTAGTACAAGTCCAACGTTGGTTGCAATTTGTGTTTCTTCTACTGTTTTATCAGAAAGAATAACACCACCTTTTGTTTTACCTTTTCCTTTATGTGGTAAAATTAAAAGTCTCCAACCTGTTGGTTCTGGTAACTTTGAAGTTTCTATCTTCTCTTCTTTTTTTTCTTTTTGTTGTTTAGCACGAGCTTTTGCAACATGTTCTGGTAAAATTAAATTAGTCATTTTGCTCCTGTTTCTTTAGCAGGTCCGAGAGTTCCTGTTCGATATAGTTTAGAGTATCAAGTTGACCTAAATGATTTTGATAATCATTCCAATCCTTTACTTGATTGTTAATAATTATCTCAGTTATTTGTGTTTGTCTAGTCCTAATTACCCTATATAGCTTCTCAGCTAAATATATTGCATCCATTTATTTCTTTTTAATTAATCCCATTGCACCTTTTCCAGCCTTAATGCCAAAGCTTGCTGAGCAAGCAATATATAAAAGATGTTTGTAATAATCCGGGAGTGACTGCAAAGCAACAAAGCCTTTGTGAATATGTTCTGTCATTCCGGGAAAAAATACGAGTGTCGCCGGAGCAAGTAAGCAAATTAAAATTAGCTCATCTTTCCACGACCCTTTCATTTGATCCACCGCCGATGCCTCCCAAGCAATTTTTCCGGCGATTTGATCTTCTTTAAGTTTAGTAGTAGCTTTTATTTCAGTAAGTTTAAGTTCTGCTTTTGCCTTTTTGGTTTCTACAAAACCCTTGACGCCGTCAGCGACGACGCCAAGTAAAGGTTTAGCTAAGAGTTGCCAGACCATAAGTCTAAGCTCCCCCTCCGCCAATTTGACTAAGAACAATTAGTACAATAATAGCTACTATACCGGCTTTTATCCAGTCCTTCATTTTCCAATCGGACCATTCTTTTAAATGTGCCCATAAGTCTTTAACTAAGTTCATTTTTCCTCCTAGTGTTCGGTTAAGTCAAAATCTGGTTCGAACTCAACCACTTTTATCGGATCTAAAACTTCCTCAAGTTTTGTTAGTGCATCTTTTATATCATGTTCACAATTTAAGCAACCACAATGACATTTACCGCCATTACCATGGTGACATTCGTGTTCACAATGCCTGCAAAGAGCCATTAGTGTATTGTCGCCTTTTTATAATCGTGGTGTTCTAAATCTTGTGCGAATGCATAAAACATTTCTGAGGTTTGTTCTGGTCCCAATATATCCAGATAAATTGTTTTAGCTACAACCAACAATGATGCACTTAACGCCATTGGGTCTTGCGGATGTTGATCCGCAAAAGCAAACACTTCATCTAGAATCTGTTTAGGTTTATTATTTTTTTCGTTTTTTAACAACTTTTTTTCTTTTTTTAGCAATGTAACCCCCATCTTTTGCCATGTATGTTGGCACATTAGCACCTTTTTTCAACATTTGCGATATTTTTCTTGAACTTACAGGTGTAGTGCCGGGTTGTTTCCGATATTTTCTTTGTAATTTTTTAATTATGTCCTTACTGAGTGCCATCGCGTCTCCTTTGTCCTTGTAAAGCTACTTCTGCTCTTAGATTTGCTTGATCTTCTTGGCTTTGTAGCCTTTCTTTGTCCATTTCGTCTTTTTGTGCAAGTTTTTGACCTTCAAAATTAAGTTTTTCTGCGTCTAACTCAAGTTTTTTGTCAGCATTTTCTTTATTTTGCTGTATTTCTTGTGCGCGAAGCATTAATTCTTGTTTTTTTAAGTCAATTAATGGGTCCGTGCCTTGTCCTTCAAGGTATTGTTGCTCTTCCGCCACTAATTCTTCTGTCATTTGCACAATTCTTTCAGCAATTTCAATCTCGTTTTGTGCTTGAAACTGTTGCATTAGTTCTGGTGGTACTTGTCCACCAAATTTCATAGCTTGTTCTTGCATTGCCTGTTGATTTTTTGCCATTACTTCTTCTCTCGCCATCATTGCAAGATGTTCAGAAATGTGTGATTGTAGTATTCCCATAGTTGGAGGATTGTTTCTTACTAAAGCAGATGACATAAAGGCTTGATGTGCATTTATATGCGCTGCATGATTCTGTCCTTG